GCATATTAGCGTTTGAGGTGACTATTAAGTTTGTTGAATCATTGTTAAAAGTGCAAAAGCGTATTGCAGACTTGTTAGGACTAGACGCGCTTACACAAATGCGGTTGGCTAATAACAATGAGTATTCACTTGTCTTATCGGATGATGTAATGCGACTAATCGAGTCGCACAATATTGACAAAGAGCAATTGTTTATCGCATTTGAGCATATGATACGTGATGCCGCTAACGACTTGGCAAATGACCAAAATGAGAACGAGTAACGACTTTCTTGAAGCCTTCAAGCGTAGAAATGATTTTGTCAAAAGTGTTATCCAAAACAAGGCACACACACTTTTGTCGTTTGAAGACTTCAAAAAGCGACTGTGGCCTAAATACCGACATACACGTCATCTCGCTTACATCGATAACTACTTGCAACGTGTCGCAAAGCAGCTGCGTGGTGAACAGGACGGCATCAGCAAGTTAATCATCCATATGCCACCTCGTCATGCTAAGTCGACCAACACAAATTACTTTATCGCGTGGCTTTTTAGTTTCATGCCTGAACTACGTTGTGTTTTAGCGTCTTATAATGCGACTCTCGCATACCGCAACAGTAAAGCAATACGTAACACCATACGTGATACACGTTTCCAGAACTTGTCGGCTACAAGGCTCAGAGAAGATAGCAAGGCAGTGAATATCTGGAACACCGATAGAGGTGGTGGTTTAGTCGCTGCAGGGGTAGGTGGGGGCGTAACAGGGCATGGTGGCAACTTAATTGTCACTGACGACTTGTATTCAGGTCGACAAGATGCCGAAAGTGCTACTTACAATCGCAACTTAAAAGACTGGTGGCAAAACGATTTGTTAACACGGTTAGAGAAAAATGGTGCAATTGTTGTGATAGGTACACGTTGGCATGAGCATGACTTGTATGCTGAATTGCACCGTGAAGGCAACTGGACTGTCATCAATCTGCCTGCACTAGCATTAGAGAATGATCCATTAGGGCGCGCTGAAGGTGAAGCATTATGGCCTGATTTTTTAGATGTAGAGCGCTTGAACGCTCTGAGGGAGTCGATGGGGGAGTACGCTTTTTCATCACTGTACCAACAAAAGCCAGTTGCATCAGGCGGAAAATTGTTCGATGTAGACAAAATAAAAGTGGTGAAACAAGCGCCTCAATGCAAGAAGGTCGTGCGTTTTTATGACCTAGCGGTTACAGCAAAAAGTAAAGCAAGTTACACTGCTGGTGTAAAGCTAGGTGTTACGGACGATGAACAGTTTGTTGTCTTGGATGTTTGGCGTAAGCAAGCTGAATTACCTGACGTGCACGAGGCGATTGTACGTAATGCTATCGCTGATGGTGTAGACGTACCGATACGGCTTGAAGCCGAAAAAGCTGGTATCGTAGAGTTGCAATACATGTTGCGTGATGAGCGCTTGCGGCAATACACGTTTGACGCTTTACCACCACGAGGCGATAAGTATACACGCGCAAGTCCTGTAGCAGCACGCGCCAACAATAACCGCTTGTCGGTGCTAAGCCGCAGCTGGACGAAAGCGTTCTTAGACGAACTCGCTCAGTTTCCAAATGGTGCATTTTCTGACCAAGTAGATGCGCTCAGTGGTGCATACGCAATGTTAAGCAAAACACCGAACACGTTGCAAATTTCAGACAACATCTTTTTTGATTGAGGACAGGGTTATGCCAACTGCTTTAGAATACTTACCGCATGACAAAGAACAACGAGCAGCAGCTGACAAGGCTTTTGAAGACGCTCGTGCACTCATGGAAAAATATGTCAAATACTATCAAGGGAAACACAAAGCGCACTTCAAAAACAGTGAAGACAATGTTGTTATCAATTTATGTCGTATTGTCGTAGATGCCATCGTTGACTTTTTAATGCCCCAAATGCCTAAAATCGTCATAAATGATGATGGCATTGTGGAGGAGGCAGAAGCGTATTTAGAAAATATATGGGTGGAAAACGGTGGGGCAAATTTTCTGAGGCGACTTGCCCAAATAGGCAGTATTTACGGGCATGTTTTTGTACGTGTTTGGTTCAAGGATGATGGCAAGGTAAACCTGTATCCAATTCAGCCACAGAACGTCATCGTGTTCTATGATCCAGATGACCACGAGGTTTTGTGGTATGAGCAACGTTGGTCGTCTAAAGAGCGCGGTAAAAAAGTAGAGTATCGACAAGACATTGTTCGCCAAGACGGCATTTGGTTGATACATGTTTACAAACGCAACAAAGGGGTAGGGCAATGGGAAAAAGTCGAGACACAAGAATGGCGATACCCCATAAGCCCGCTTGTAGATTGGGCTCACCTACAAGCGGTCGACCGCTATACAGGGGAATCCGAGTTGCGTCATGCCGAACTCAATGACCAAATCAATGCCGTTGCGAGTGATATAAAAGCCATCCTACGTCATCATGCAAGCCCTCGTGTTGTAGGTTTCGGATTTCAGACTGGTGAAGTGCAAGAAACAGCTATTAACGGCTTATGGACGATACCAAACCCTGACGCACGTGTAGAAGTGTTGCAGGGTGTTCCACAACTGGATGCCGCACAGAAGTTCTACGATACGCTCGTGCAGTCATTTTTGTCAGAATCCAAAGTCGTGCTGCTACCAAGCGACATACGACAATTCAGCAACGTGACCAACTTAGGTATACGCGCTACTTATTTGCAAATGCTGTCGAAAATCGAGGTGTTGCGCCGCAATTATGAACGTGGCATACGCCAAATTTGCCGTTTGATAGGACTGGTGAATTTTGGTACTGATTTAAACGTACAAGTGTTGTGGGCGGATGCATTACCAACGAACATGATAGAGCAACTGACACTTATAGAACGCCAAATCGGTTTAGGCTTGATGAGCCGTCAGACAGCTAGCAAGATACTAGGATTGGATTACGGAAAAGAGCAACGGCAAATCGACATAGAGTTGCTGAATGATACAGGAAACGGCTTTGAGCCTAGCACGGGGGTGCTGTAGCATGGGGCGTAGTCGTAGACCAGACCTAGTTGAACTCGCAAGGCAAAAGCGCATTGTCTACTTACGTTCTCTCGCAAGGACATATAGACCAATCGGTCTACGGTTAAGAGACGCTTACAACGTCTTTCTACAAGAACTAGAAAGCAAGTCTTCTGTAGACATAAACGTAGATGACGTGCGCCTATCTTATCGTGTTTTCTTAGAAGTCCTTGAAGACACCGCTTCAGAAGTCCAAAGGCAAGGCGTTGTAGAGGGGATGCGCTACGGTGTTGATTTCCTGCAAGATGTAACAGGTGTTGAAGTACGATGGACACAAACGACTGTTGACAGTGTTATCAAGACGCTAGATTACTTAGACCGCTTGCCCAACTTGGTGAACAAGTTTGAAGATTACCACATAGAGAAAGTGCAAGCGATAATCTTAGCTGCACAGAACGAGGGATTGAATCCACGCCAAACAGCATTGCTGTTGCGAGACTATTTTACACGTGGTCAAAATCCACTGTATGAAGCAGAACGTTTCGCACGTTCTCTACAGATTTACGGTAGTCGAGAGGGCGCTAGGGCGATTTATGAGCGCAATGGCGTTGAACAATGGATATGGAGCGCGAACATTGGTAGCCGTAGAACCTGTATGGCGTGCATCGTAAAGCATGGCACTGTACATCCAATCACTGAAGTGCTCAACGACCACTTTAACGGTAGATGCAGCGCTATACCTGTTGTCAAGAATGCGCAATTAAGTTATCAATTTGAGGACGGTATTAGTTGGTTTATGCGACAAGACGAGGACACACAACGCTATTTTTTAGGCGCTCGTTTTTACGACGCTTGGCAACAAGGCAAGATACGTGTTGACCAGAGTTTGGTTGGCACATACCAGAACACTTTATTTGGCCAAATGATCCGTAGAAAAACTCTAGGGGAGTTACTAAACAATGAGTGATGAACAATTGCAAACACAAGCACCAGAACCAGAAGTTGATGGCGCTGAAGATTTTGAAGTTATAGAAGACAACGGTGATGACCGTGTCAAGCGTGCTAATCACCAAGCAGCGAAATATCGTCATCGGGCGAAAGCTGCTGAACAACGCGCAAAAGAACTGGAACAAAAATTGAGTGAATTAGAACAACTTAAAAGTGCCGTACCAGAATTGCAAGAAACAGTCCAAACAATCAAGCAACAGCTAGAAGCTGAACGCCAACAACGCGCGCAAGCAGAATTGCACGCTAAAAAGGTGCAATACTTAGCTGGTGCAGGATTACCTGCTGATTTAGCGGACGTTATCGTTGGCGAAACAGAAGAGCAATTGCAAGTGGCAATTGATAAGTTGAAAAAGTCTATGCCACCTAAAACCTTACCGCAAGGTTATATTGGCTTAGGCGCGAACACTGACGGAGTAAGCCGTTCACAAGAAATACTCCAACGTATTAAAGGTAAAGTGAATGGCGAAAACGTTATGAGTTCACTTTTTAGTCGACCACCAACAATGAATCAATAGCCGCAAAAAAACTAGAAAAGGGTTAATCAACAATGGCTAACGAAACAACTTATGCATTAATATCAACGCAATTACCAAGCATTTATGAAGCGACAATGATGTACGCTTCTGAGACTTTTGTCTTGCCTAGCATCGTCACTGTCTATCAAGACGCAACAGGGCTATCACCACGTGTATTCACTGAATACAGTGAAGGAACAGCTTCTGTTGTCGCTGAAACCACAGACTTGTCTACGCAAGTCTTTAGCCGTAGTGTTTCGGCAACGCTTACACCAGTTGAAGTCGGCGCTTCATTTTTTGTGACCGATTCACGTGCAGAAAGTGACATTGTAGACGTTCTAGCAGACTTAAGCCAACACATTGGTTACACAGTCTTCTCCAAAGTAGAGAGCGACTTAGCGAGCCTTTTCAACGGCTTCACTGCAGGCACAATCGGCGCTGCATCCACCACGCTCACTTGGTCACACATTTTCCAAGCACGTGCTGTTTTAGCGGCTAACCGTGTGCCAAGCCCATATAACTTAGTGCTATCAGAATATCAGTGGCTGGATTTAGCAAGTGCAGCTAATGTGGCAGCATTGAGTGCACCAGCACCACTACGTATCCGAGACGACATACAGGACGCTTACCACGTAGCCACAATCGGTGGGGATATTAACGTGTACACAACACCAAGCATTACTGCAGGTACGGATGTCTTTGGCGCAATGTTCAGTCGACGTGCTATTGCACTCGACGTACGTCGAGGTTTGCGTATCGAGCCTGAACGTGATGCAAGTCGGCGCGGTACAGAAGTGAACGCAACGATGGTGTATGCCTACGGCATTGTTCGTCCAACTTGGGGCGTTTCAATTCATAGCGATGGTAGTGCACCAGCTTAGTGTGAATGCATAGGGGGTGAATATGCCAGTCAATGAAGTCTATTGCGTCATCGTAGCGCTCAGTGTCTTGGTTGGTGTCCTTGTGGCATCAACCTTAGACACAAAATAGAAAGGTAGCAAAAGTGCAGAGCACAAAAATCTTATGGCATTCTAACGCACCGCACGTGCCAACAGGATACGGCAACCAAACAGCGCTTTTCACACCGTTGTTGCATCAAGATTACGGTTGTGCCATTAGCGCTTTTTACGGCAGGCAAGGCGCTTCTGTGGTGAATAAGCACGGTGTAATGGAACTACCAGTGGTAGAAGAGCCGTATGGCAATGACATTATTCACGCTTATGCACAATATACCAAAGCAGAAGTCGTCATCAGTTTGCTAGATGCATATGTCTGTCGTCCAGAGGTTTGGGGGAAATTAAATTGGATAGCGTGGTTGCCAATTGACCGAAAAGGTCTAGATGCAGATACGTTGAAGGTGTTACCGTACACCAAGCGCATTTGGGCTATGTCGCAATTTGGACAAAAGCAACTGCTGGATGCAGGCTTTACAAATGTAGACTATGTACCGCATGGTGTAGACACAAGCGTGTTTAGACCTATTGACCGTGCTCGTGCACGCAAGATGTTTCTTTCGTGGTTAAGCGAAACGCAAAACAAGCGCTTCAACGATGATGTTTTCGTGGTCATGACTAATGCTGCAAACAAAGGTCGTCCATCCCGCAAAAATTTCAGAGGCATGTTTGCTGCTTTTGCAAAGTTTCATGCTAAGTACAACAACAGCATTTTTTACGTGCACACAAATAGCGCATCAGCAATCGGTGAAGACTTACAAGCGCTAGCCAAGTCCTATGGTTGCCAAGACAGCATTTTGTTCACCAACGAGTTAGCGTTTTTCACTGGTAACCTAGATGCTCAAACGCTAAACAACTTCTACAATGCAGCTGATGTATTCATGTTGTTGTCCTACGGAGAAGGTTTCGGCATACCAATTATAGAAGCGCAGGCATCAGGTTGTCCCGTCATCACGAGTGACGGTAGCGCTTTACATGAACTCTCTGAAGCAGGCTTGCGTGTCCCCTGCACGCCAACAGAAGCGTGGTTAGGTGGGGCAGGGGGATTTTGGCACGTACCGAACACGAGTGTCGCTGCAAAACACTTAGAGACTATCTACAACGATAAACATGTCGACTTGCGTCGACGTGCAGCATATGAGTTCGCACAAGAATACGACTACAAGTTGGTCTATGAGCGATATATGAAGCCTGCCATCGAACGCTTCTTTGCGATTAAACAGCAAGCGTTAAGTAGTGTCACAACTGTACAAAAGCGTAAAAGACCAGATTTAAGCGTTGTGTTAGCTTGCTACAACAATGCAGATACCATAGAACGCGCTATTCAGAGTGTGTTAAATAAACAACATGGTATTGACGTAGAACTCATTGTTGTTGATGACGCTAGTACTGACAACACGCGCTTAATACTCTCAGCGTACGAACACCACGATAACGTGAAAGTCATCTACTTACAGAACGGTGTTGGTCAAGCTGAAGCACTGAATCAGGGACTCAAACACTTGAAAGGTCGTTACGTTTGCAAAATGGACGGTGATGACTATTTTGAAGACTACGCACTCGTCAAAGTAGTGAATGCATTAGACGAAAATCCTGAATGCGGGTTCGCTGTTGCGTGTACACAAGAATTTGGTTCGAGGAACAATTACATCAAGCCTAAAGAATTTACAAAAGAAGATTTATTGCGGGCTAACTACGCTTATGGTGAGATAGTCTACAGAAGTGAAGTGCACTTGCTACACGGCTTAAAATACCGTGCCATGCTCAAAGACGAAAATGGGCGTGGTTTTGGTGCTGTAGATTACGATTTTGCCTTGCAAATGATGCATGAACTAGGACTTACACCGCTCGTGCTAAAAGATGTACTTTTATTGCACTACAATGTACGTCCAAACAGTATGAATGCAGTCTCCAAAAAGCACACAGAACAAATTATTAGTGCCATGCGCAAGTATTGGAAAAGATTGGAGCTGAACGAAATATGATTGATGTAACAGTGATTTTACCTGTACATAACGCAATTGCTAATTACCCGCCAAACACGCTAGGACGCGCTGTTCAAAGCATAGAAGACTCGCAGGATGTAGCCGTACAGCTGGTGGTTGTAGATGATGGTAGTGATGACGACACTTATGCGACTGCTAAAGCATTATTGGCAAACATCACGACTGATAGCAAACTTGTTAAGAACCGCAAACGCAGCGGAGTAGGATACAGCACTGCAAAAGGCGCAAAATACGCTAAGGGACGTTACATGATGTATTTACCAGTACGCGCATGGCTAGCACCAAACGCTTTAAGCCTGATGGTAAATGCTTTAGATAATGTTGATGAACAATCTGTGTTGTTTGCGTATCCAAGTATCCAATACGTTGGTGCGTGGTCTTACAAGCGTCTTGCACCAAACTTTGACCACGTGCGTTTCACACTCGACTTTTTAGCAAATTTTATGCTTTGGCGTAGCAATGTGTACGAACACATACAGCATCGTGATGTTTTAACATTGGATGACGGTACGATGATCAGTGTACACGACTATGACTTCTGCTTACAAATGATGCACGTGTTAAACGGTAGCGGCCTTGCTGTACCTGAAGCAGTCGTGCACTTTGAACATAGTCATGACCCCAAGCAAGACTCAAATTTGGCATTGCAGTACCGACAACAAGTCCGTGCACGTCTTAGTGAATTACATGGTGTATCGCTATGATCAGAGTAGGTTGGTTGCAAGACGAAACGTATAACGGTGGTGCAGAAATTAGCAGTCTGACATTGCGCCAAACAGCGCCTCCGATGGTTCGCATCACAGACATACCAGCATGGCAAAAGAGTGTAGATGCAGAGCTTTATGACGTGTTCGTGGTATCTAACTGCACGCAATACACGAGCGAGATTATCCAGTTTTTGCAACGAAAACCAGTTGTCAAAATACTGTGGGATATGTACCCGCACGGGGATGCACACTTAAGAAAATGGCTGTTATCCAACGCTCATCTTGTGGCAGTGACACCTAAACAGATTGAATTGCTGAAGTTACCGCAAGCGACAGCGCTCATACCTAGCCCTATCGACTACAGTGTGTTCGGAGACTACTTGTGCACGCCAAAAGTATATGATGACAACCATATATGTTTCTTTGGCGCTCTTTTCACGCACAAAATTGGTGGTGCGATCCACTATGCCGAAAAAGAAGCTAAGTACTTGCACGTTTACGGTCGAGGTGATTGGCGTGGCTTAAAGGCTTATGACCACGTGGTCTATCATGGAACACTGAAACCGACAGAAGTGCCAAAAGAAATGAGCAAGTACCAAGCCTTAGTCCATATGCCAACTATCTTTGACCCATGCCCTCGTGTCGTGCTAGAAGCGTGGTATCTAGGTTTGCAAGTGATCACAAATGACAATCAAGGCGCAACGTGGTGGATAGACAACGAACCATCAGC